GGGAATGGCAGAATGTCCCACCACTCCACACGTGTTTAGGGCATTCTGTCCGGCACGAGACTTGCAAGGTCGGATACTTAGCCCCCACATATGCACACTTTTCACAAGTCGGGACATTTTGCCTGGGGCATCCGTGCCCCACTCCTCTCCTGTGGACCACTCGGGCAAAATGTCCTGCCGATTCCTGTCAGTGTCTCCTTTCCGAGACACCTCGTCTAAACGGGCTGGCACGTCGCTTGCTATTGCATAACTCGTGCCAGGACCAGCAGCCCGGCTGCCGGGGCCCCATCCCCCTCTGGGTGATGCACGCTTGGCGGGGCCGGTCCCCGTCTGCACGGTTTCCTAGGGTATGATGGGTCCCATCAGGGGCCTGAGGGAAGGGTCCCATCCAGCCCAGGAGGAGGAGGAATCGACATGGGAGAGGTCGAGACGCAAGTGAATGCGAAGGTGGAGGCCCTGGCCCTGAGCGGGCTCGGGAAGCTGCGGGAGAAGGTCAGGAAGTATCCGATCCTGTCCGGGCTCCTGTCGTCTGCCATGGGGTACTACGCGAGCCAGTACGGTCCGGCGATCCGCGGCGGGATCAAGCTGGTAGCCCCCTACGTGGGGCTCACCTGTTCGGAGTAGGGGCATGTGGACCTTCTTGCTGATCTTCCCGCTGCTCCTGGGAGGCTCAGTCGAAGCCGAGATCAAGGCCAAGGATGAGGCGCACTGCAACAAGGTGCGGACGCTGCTGGTCGCCCAGCTAGACGCGCACCGCTCGAACGCCACCGTCACTAACTGCAAGCTGAAGGAGTAGAGTCCCGTGAAGGATCGAGACCTCCGCTACATCCCGTCCCGCGCGTCATACTACTGGGTCCTCGTGCGCCGCAAGGCGAAGGAGTTGGGATCGGACGGGTGTACGGGGGTCGCGGACTTCTATCTGGATGCCTGCTACGAGCACGACATCCACTGGCGTACCAGCCACACGCTCACGGGCTATCCGATCTCGACGCGCCAAGCCAACATGCGCTTCCGCTGGGTGATCCAGGATCGCTCGCCCTTCGGGAAGCTGTCCCCGATGTCGTGGTGGAGATGGATCGGGGTCACCATCGGAGGAATCATCCATGACGCCAAAGCCATCGTCACCGCCTTCCTCCCCTTCTGAGCCTCAGCAGGCCCAGGCGTGTCCGCTGGTCGTCCCGGCTCGCACGCCTGAGGAACTGAGCGCGGACGCCTGGGATCGGATTGCCGAAGCCATGCACCTGGGGGCCATGCAGCTTCCCGGGGGGCGCATCATCGTCCTCGGCCCCGACAACCTCGTGAAGCTGACCCAGTGGCTCGCCACGCTCAAGGCCAAGCGTCCCAAGGCCGTGATGAAGGCTGAGGACTTCCAGCTACAGGTCACCAAACAGGAGACCAAGCCATGACCCCCGATCAGCTAGACCTCGTGCCGCGCGATGAGTTGATGGATGCCCTCGCTCGCCGCTACAACACCGTCATCATCGGGCTCGCGCTCGATCCCACCCCCACCGGGCGGGGACGCATGGTGTGGTTCGCGGGTGATCCCCTGACGGCGCTCGGGCTCACGCGCGTCGTCGAGCACGAGATGCTCAAGGCCATGGATGAGAGCCAGACCATCGACCCAGAACAACAGGGGAGCGGGCAGTGAGGCTCTATCCATTCAAGATTCCCAAGCAAGTCGTGATCCCCGGGCTCGTGGTCCAGGTGCGGATCGTCAAGCCGGGCGAGGTAGACGAGGATGGAGACGAGTGCCCGTCCAAGAGTGGAGACTTCGGCTATGACCCTAAGACCAAGAAGGCCGTGATCCGGCTCGCGGACGATCTCACTCTGGAGGAGGCTCGCTACACTCTCATCCATGAACTTCAACACGTCATGACCGACTACCTGCACGTGGCGCTCATCACGCCGGGCTTCTTGAAGGTGATCTGATGGGCGAGATGCTCGTCTATCTGGCCATGTGGCTCTACTGCTCGGTGGGTCCACCCGCACACACGATCCCCACGGTCTCGGACGAAGCCTGCCAAGCCCTGAAGCCTGTCATCCGAGCCGAGATGCTCCTGGCGAGCGAGTACAGCATGATGTACGAGTGTGTGTCCTACGAGGAGTCCTGGCCGGAAGAGGATTGCTGGGGAGGAGGCCCACAATGAGGTGTGAACTCTGTGGTGGGCGTTACGATCCGAGCACTGGCGACATCGAGCACAAGGAGGACTGTCCGTGCGCGTAGCTGACCTCTTTCCAGCCTGTCCCCTCCTCGCCTGCAAGCGCCCGGGGCTCATCGACCGCGGGGACGGGACTCACGCGCATATCTTGGAGGTCCAGCAGCAGACCTTGGACTCCAAGGCCAAGAACTTCGCCGCGGTCGGAGGCTACGGCTCCGGCAAGACCCTCGGCATCTGCGTCCTGGGCAACCTGCTCTCGCTCTCCGTGCCGGGCAACATGGGCATCATCCTCCGACAGTCCCTCCCTAAGCTGCACGACTCCACGGAGCGCATCTTCCTGCAAATCCTGGAGCGGATGCAGGACAAGACGGGTATCGGGGTCCAGTTCCGCGAAATGCGTGACGGATTCCCCCACCGGATCATCTACGAGAACGGAGCCGAGGTGCTCTTCCGCCCTTCAGCCGACCTGGGACGCTTCCTCGGCCCTGAGTACGGCTGGGCGTACTTGAACGAGGCTCAGGAGGAGCCCGAGAAGGCATTCAAGGACCTCACGGGTCGCGTGCGGCTTCCCCAGGCGTCCAAGTACCTCAAGATGATCCTCGACACGAACCCGCCTCACCAGACGCACTGGATTGCGAAACTCTTCCCCCGGGAGGGCTTCTGGACGAAGGAGTACGAGGTCAACGGGGAGATGGTCACGACCACCTGGGAAATGCGGCGCTCTTCCACTCGCGGGAACCCCTTCCTGGACCCCGAGTACGTCGCGGGCCTCATGGCCACCCACGACCCGAACGAGGTCAAGAAGATCATCGAGGGATTCTACGGCTTCTCCTACGAGGGTCGCCCCGTGTATCCCCAGTTCTCATTTCAGAAGCATGTCTCCGACCCCGAGGTGAAGAATCTCACCCTGATCCGCGTCTGGGACTTCGGCTTCCACAATCCCGCCTGCACGTGGCACCAGATGTTCAAGTGCAAGGAGGGCAATCTTCACTGGACGGTCCTCCACGAGTACGTCCCGCATGAGTTGACGGCGGAACAGTTCGCGCTCTCGGTGGACCCGCTCACCGGGCAGGCTCGGGGAGTCCTCCACGAGACCCAGGCTATGTTTGGCCAGAAAATCCCCCTCTCCCTCATCGTGGACGGGGGAGATGCCGCGGGAGCCCAGGTGACCGACAAGGGACCCGGCCCGATCATCCGGCTCGCCCGGCCTCGCGCCGATGGGGGCTTCAACCTCCACTTCAAGTACCGCAAGTTCCCGGACATCGACCCAGGCCTGGACCTCATCCGTCGCTGTTTGACGCAGCGGTGTAAGTGCGGGTACTATCTACTCACGATTCACCGGAGGTGCCAGACCGTGATCGAGGGGCTCGCTGGGGGTTACCATTACGCTCAGGAGCGCCCCGGTCAGGCGATCAAGCCCAAGCCGGTGAAGGATGGGTACTACGACAATCCGATGGACACTCTCCGATACGCGGGCGAACTCTTCTATCGGCACGCAGCCCGCTCGGGCGAGGGGCTCGATGAACTGGAGCGCACGGAGCAAGGCTACGCGAACGAAGCCCACGATGAAGATGGAGACCGCTGGGCTTGGATGGAGAAGCTAGCATGAGGAAGAGACTCGGGATCGAGACCCTGGAGCGAAAGTTTCTGGAGAAGTACGGCAGCATGACCGAGTACGAATACTGGTGGTTCGTGGATCAGGCGCTTCGCGAACTGACGGAGGGAGACTAGATGGCAGGCGAAGGCTCGGAGTCCACGGCTTCCCCGAAGGGCGACACGATGGGTCCGGCGTTCTTCGGACCCCTGCTCACCGACATCCGCTCGCGCAGACTTCCCCAGGATCAGCAGTGGCTCCTGTACCACGCGGCGTGGCGCGGCAAGAACACTCGCAGCTTCTTCCGCTCCGACATGTTCAATCACTTCGTCCCGGCCGGGCGGAAATCGGTCGAGAAGTACGTGACCCGCGCCGCTCAGATGCTCGTCCCGTCTCCCGAGTTCTTCGAGGTGTACCCCGGCAACGAGTACGACGATCAGGCAGGACGCTCTGCGGAGTCCGTGCGGGCCTACCACTCCTTCCTCTGGACCAAGCGCATCAAGCCCTACCCGTTCGTGCGTCAACTCCTCCGCTCCTACGCGATCTACTCTCGCGCCATCGCGAAGAGCTACGTGCGGGTCGTGAAGGATGGAGCCGAGGCCCAGGTCTGGCCCCACGTTCGCGCGGTGGACCCCTTCTCCTTCTACGTCTGGCCCGAGACGGTCACGGACCTCGACGACGCGACCATCGTGTTCGAGGACACGATGATGGCTTGGGAGACGTACCAGTTGAACGTCGAGATGAAGATAGCGGACCCGATCCAGCAGCGGGACCTCGTGGACCCGTCCTGGCCGACCTCCTGGACCCAGCGGCTCGCGTTGCAGGGCATGGTCGAGCCCTCGAACTCCGTCACGGCTCGGACTGAGGGCGAGGGCCTGGAGAACAAGGAGCGTCCCCTGATCCGCTTCGTCTCCCTGACCGACGTGTGGATTCATCGCGGTGACCACTGGGAGCAGCGGTGGCTCGTGTGGAACGTCCCGGATTCCCCTCGCGTGGTCCGCACGAACAAGCGAGCCTTCCAGCGTCACCCGTACCGGATGGCGGCGGCCCGCGATCTTCCCGGCGAGCACTACACCACGGGTCTGATGGACGACCTCGAACCCCTCCAAGTCCTCCTCAACGATCAGGTGAACATGACCCTGGAGGGACAGGCCACCCTCTTCTCGCCCCCGACCGCGATCAACCCGGACTTGGTGCAGCGTATGTCCAGCATCGTGTTCCGGCCTCGCGCGAAGTGGCTGGTGGACCCCACGGGCGTCAAGTTCATGGAGCCCCACGACACGACCAAGGCGGGCTACCAGGGCATCTCCTTCACGATGGGTCTCATGGACAACTACTCAGGCATGGGTCCTCTTGCGGACGGGACGCCAACCCGCAACATGCCTCGCTCAGGGATGGCCGTGTCCAGCCTGCTCCAGATGTCTCTGAGCGACATCACGGATGGGGCGAGGATGATTGAGGACATGATCCTCACGCCCCTCATGGGTGATCTCCACAAGCTGACCCTGGAGTTCGTCCCCAAGACCCAGATGATGAAGATTCCGGGGACCAAGGACTTCCCGGCTCGCAAGATCAACGTGTCCCAGATGGATGGCGAGTGGGACTTCAAGTGGGTCGGTTCGATCCAGTCCCAGGATTATCAGGTGCGAGCCCAGCGGCTCGTGGCGACTCTCGGCATGATCGCCAAGATGTACCCGGTGATCTCCGAGGACCTCATGCGCCGGGGTAAGCGGATCAACGTGGAAGCCATCCTCAAGCGTGTGTGGCGTGACGGGCTTGGCGAGCGTGGCGCGGACAACATCATCGAGGAAATCCCGCCCCAGGAGATGATGATGATTCAGGCCGAGCGGCTCATGCAGGCCCTCGCCGCCGGGCAAGCCGAGCAAGCCAAGAAACAGGGCATGGAGAACGCCGCCAAGCCTCCGCGGACTCCCAAGGGCTCCCGCGGTGGGGGAGGCAACACGTCGATCCCGTCCTCAGGTGAAGCCATGGATCGGAACGCCTCGCGCTCCCAGGATGGTAGTATGGGAGTCGGGTTGCCAGGGGGTTTGACATGAGCGATACTGTGGCCGAGACGATCTCGTGGCCGGTGATGAAGAAGCACCTCAAGATGCTGGAGGATCAGGCTCAGGAACGGCTCGGGAGTGCGGAGGGTGTCGAGGTCGCGCGGCTCCAGGGCGAGGTTCGAGCCTTCAAGCGGTTGAGGAACCTCCCCGAGACCTTAGCTCTACTGGACGCAGAAGATCGGCGGGTCGCCGCCGAAAAGGAGAGGTAGTCATGGCGCATCCGAAGCCGGGGCCTCACGACAGTCGCGGGTCCGATACCCGGGACGCGAGCTATGCGGTAGACCCCAACACGCATAGGTCCCAGGAGGCTGGCCCTCAGGAGCCCGTGGACCCAGGCAAGGCCGGGGACCCGATGATCGGCAAGAACACGGGCGGCAAGGATTCCTTCCGGTCGGAGGGCATGTAGTCATGGCCAAGAACGCATACGGCCAGGAGGACCCTCTCTGCGACCTCGCGTACTGGAACGAGCGGTCCAATACGCACCAGGATGCGCCGATCTCCCAGTCTGGTGAAGAGTCTGGCAAGCTGCCTCGACAGACTCCCCGAACCCGAGACGCTGAGATGCCGACCGGGCGCAAGGTGCCCGAGTCCGGCAACGAGTATTAGCTGAGAGGAGAACGACCATGGCATACGTCGGGTTCGAGAAGCTGAAGGCCAAGATCGCAGCCAAGGGAAACGTGCGGAGCCCCGGGGCCGTCGCCGCGTCCATCGGCCGCAAGAAGTATGGGAAGAAGAAGTTCCAGGCGGCTGCGGCCAAGGGCGTGAGCATGAGAGGCATGAAGCCCCTCAAGCCCAAGAAGAACGCCTTGGGTATGATGGAGGGGTAACATGGCTGGCAAGGTCGGCAAGGTGATGCACGAGTTCAAGGTTGGGACCCTCCGCTCCGGGAAGCGCGGTCCCGGGAAAGGTCGGAAGGTAACGTCCCGAAAGCAAGCCATCGCGATAGGACTCAGCGAGGCTCGACGTGCTGGAGAGTCCGTGGCCCCCAAATTCCTGAGACCCTATCGGGTGAAGGTAGGTAGGTAGTCATGGCAGTCAAGTCAGCAACGGTGACGCGATACGGTGAGGGAGTGCTGGTGGTCCGCTGGGCTGGGCTCGCGAACGGTGATACAGGCGAGCCCGTCGTGATTCCCGCCGCCCACGACAAGTCCATTCACTTCTCTGGGACTTTCGGCGCGGGTGGCTCAGTCTCGCTCCGCGGCTCGAACAAGGCGACTCCGGTAGTCTCGGGGGACCCGATCCTGACCGCGGGTGAGGGCGGGGCCAACCCCATCACCAAGACCGCGGAAGGCATCGAACAGGTACAGGAGAACCCGCTCCACGTCTGGCCCCATGTGACGGCTGGGGACGGTACGACTGCTATCAATGCCGATCTTGTCGTGAAAGGAAA